GTATCTAATTATGCAGTATCAAATTACAATCAATCTTTTAATGAGTTAGAGGTCGGTATTTACAAAAATCTAACCTTTTATTCAGAAGGAGAAAATTTTTCTATAACACAACAATCTAGAGATACAACTTATAAATCTACGTATACAACCAAACTTCATTCTTATCCAATATTATCAAGGCCAAATAATATAGGTTTATTTTTTGCATATGATCCAGCTATTGGATCTGTACCTGGTTATGCAAAAATAAATAATTTAAATTCACAATCTATAACTTTTGCAGATTTTTGGGTAAGACCAGATTCTCAAATAACAAATGCAAAATTATTAACTGGAGATTCAGCAATAACTGGATACCCAGAACTTTATGTAAATGGAACTTTAGTTTCTAGTGGAATATTTTCTCCATCTGCAAATGATTTATATCACATTTCTGTAGTGATGAATCCTTATTCTGGCAATCTTTTCTTAAACGGAACGGGATCTAGTGCTGGATTAGCTGGAAGTTATGGTCATGTTAATATAAAACAATATGCTTCAAATAATTGGGATGTATCTTCAAACTATGATTTATTTATTAAAAATAAAGTTGCTGTACTTGCTAATGATAATAACATGAATTTATTGTCTAATCAAGTGCTTATTGATGGTAGAGAAACCTATGCCATAGCCCATAAAATTGGTTCTTAGTGGTACATTTGTTTCGCTTCAGATTATATAAATGGTAAAATGAGGGTATGAGTATGAAGATTACACCTATTGAAGAGGTAAATTACGGGGTTTATGTTTGGCAGATGCCAGATGGTTCTTTGGTTATGGATGAAGAGCAAAACTATTTATGCATATATTCAATTAAAGGTGATGTAAAAAGAATTAAAGCAATCAGAGATGCAGCAAAGTCATATGGACTTGAAGAAGGAAAGCCATTATGGATGTCTGGCCACAGACCAGTTTCTGATGAAGAGTATACATACCAAAAGCAAAGATTAGAGCTGGGCTTGGTTGCAGATGAATGGGATATCCCAGCGTTAAAAGAAGATCTTGAGCATAAAAGAAAAATGGGGATTATTTAATGGACCACACAGCTAATGTTGTAAATGATGACGATGACTTTTCTAAAGAAGTACAAGTTCAATTAGGAACTAGTTTAACAACTTCTGAGTCTGACTTTGATGATCCATTTATGGCAAAAGCTGACGAGCTATTAAAATTAGATAATTTAAATCCAAACTTTAAACGTAATGCAACAAGAAGATTACAAAAAGCTTATACTGGATTAGACGATGCAAAATCAAAGAAATTAGATCCACTAGATCTTACAGGCTATTCTTTATTTCAAATTGTGCAACCTCCATACAATGTTATGTATCTTGCACAGCTTTATGACATTTCTCCATTTCACCATGCAGCGGTTAATGCAAAGTGTGCAAACGTTGTTGGATTAGGATATAAGTTTGAAGAAACTCAAAAGCTATTAGAAAAAATTGAAGATGTGCTTGATGATGAAAAAAAGCTTGACAAGTTACGCAGAAATATTGCAAGAGGAAAAGCATCACTAAGAGAAAAACTAGAATCATTAAACTCAGATGATTCTTTTGAAGAAATTATTAAAAAAGTTTACACAGATAGAGAAGTTACTGGTAACGGTTACCTAGAAATTGGAAGAACTTCTTCTGGGGAGATTGGATATATTGGACATATTCCAGCAACTACAATGCGTATCCGCCGTCATCGTGATGGATTTGTTCAAGTTGTTTATAACCGTTATACCTTTTTTAGAAATTTTGGTGACACAAACACTCAAGATCAAATAGGAACAGATCCTCGTCCAAACGAAGTAATTCATTTTAAAAAATATACACCAACAAACACATACTATGGAGTACCAGATATTCTTTCTGCAAAGAATGCAGTTGCTGGTGATGAGTTTGCTTCAAGATATAATTTAGATTATTTTGAAAACAAAGCTGTACCTAGATATATAATTACTGTCAAGGGAGCTAAACTTTCCGCAGATTCAGAAAGAAAATTATTAGAATTTTTCCAAATTGGCTTAAAGGGTAGAAATCATCGCACCCTATACATCCCTCTACCATCAGATGGAGAAAACTCTCGTGTTGAGTTTGAGATGAAGCCAGTTGAGGCGGGGATACAAGATTCCTCGTTCCAGAATTATATGGTTGAAAATAGAGACCGTATTCTTCTTGCACATAGAGTTCCAATCTCAAAGATTGGCACACCAGAAGGTATGTCAAATGCAGGTTCATTAGATGCTGATAAAACATTTAAAGAACAAGTTTGTCGCCCAGATCAAGATGCTTTAGAGATTCAAATCAATAGAGTGATTGGCGAATTTACCAATGCATTTAAGCTTACCTTTGAAGAATTAACACTAACAGATGAGCTACAACAAGCTCAAATTGATCAAATTTATCTCACAACTAAGGTTGTTCTTCCTAATGAAATTAGATTGCGTCAAGGCAAAAATCCTATTGAAGGCGGAGACGAACCGTTTGAATTAAAACCTCAAGATAGTGCTGAAAAGACTGCTCAAACTGGCGATACAAGAGCCAGAGATCAGAAAAGAAATGCAGCTCCATCAGAAGGTGTAAGTGGAAGAAATCCAAAAGGTGAGGGAAGAAAGGTAAAATAAGTCAGTAAATATTTTGCATTCAATGAATTTATTGATATTATTTAACATAGAATGAATATTCAAAAGACACACTGGAATAACAGTGAACATAAAGTAAATTTATCTTTTCCTATCGCTAAGGTTGATAAGGAAAAAAGAACTGTCTCTGGCTTTGCTACACTAGACAATGTTGATCGTCATGGAGACATTGTAACATCAGAAGCAAGTGAAACAGCATTTGCACGTTTTAGAGGAAATCTCCGTGAAATGCATCAACCAATTGCAGTAGGTAAAGTTTTATCATTTCACCCTGAAGATTTTTTTGATAAGACAACAGGTAAGACATACAAAGGCGTTTATGTAAACGCATATATTTCAAAAGGGGCACAAGATACTTGGGAAAAGATTCTTGATGGCACTCTTACTGGTTTTTCAATTGGCGGTAATATTACAAAGTCCGCAACAGTAGCTGATGACATAACATCAGAAGATCGCAGAGTAATTAAAGAATACGATTTAATGGAATTGTCAGTAGTTGACTCCCCAGCAAATCAGTTAGCTAACATTTTTTCAATTCAAAAGAATGCAGATGGTACAAGCTTTGTAAAAGGTATGGCATCTGAAATTGAAATGGAAAATGTTTATTGGTGCGGAACAGATCAGATTGCATCAACAACAAAAGCAGATTCAAAAGATTGTTTAGTATGCAGTAGCCCAATGCAAAATATTGGATGGGTAGAAAAGTCTGAAACAGAAAAAGGTCTTTCAATCCAAAAGGTTGTAGATTCATATCTTAAAAAAGATGATGCACCAGGACCAGATCATGCTGCAACAACAAGAGAAGGAGATGCTGGATCAATTAATTCTAATGAAACAATTAATCTTTATCCAGATCAGAATCCTAAAAAAGTTTTGTTCAATGATGGAACAAAAATAAATAAGAGTGATGATAGTAAGGCACTCAGTAAAGGAGGTAATGAAATGACAGATGAAACAACAAATGAAGCAGTTGTAGAAGCAGTTGCAGAAGCAACAGTAGAAGCACCTGCAGTAGAAGAGCCAGTAGAGGCTCCAGCAGAAGCTGCACCAGCAGAAGAAGCCGTAGAAAAGTCCGTCACTAGCGCAGAATCAACAGATTCTTTTGCAAAGATGTTGACTGATTTGCGTGACCTCTTTGGTGAAGCACTAGAAAAGAATTCTGTAGAATCAGCAGAAGCAATCAAGAAGTCAGTAGATACAGTAGATGCAGCACGTGCAGAAATGCATAAAGCATTAGAAGATCTTGCTGCAAAAACAGCAGAACTGACAAATAATATTGCTGAAATGTTCAAGCGTGTTGACGAAATTGAAAAGCGTCAATCCTCATATGAAAGCGATACTGCAGTAAAGAAGTCCATTGGCGATGTCGAAAGCACACCAAAGGATACAAAACTCAATAAGAGTATTTGGCAAGGATCCTTCCTCGGAGTCCAAAACCTATAAAAAATAAAATAAAAGAAGGTGGTGAAATAAAAAAAATGAGTAACGAACTATTACAAAAAGTAATTGATACAACAAATCTTGGAACTTCAGGATCTGATCTTTCAGGAGACGGACGTACCCACTCAGGTACTGGTCTTCTTTATCCAGATCAAGCTAATCGTTTCCTTGATTACATGTGGGATGCAACAATTCTTGCAAAGGCTTCACGTACAATCCGTATGCGTAGCAATACCACAGAAATTGATCGTGTGTCTGTAGGACAGAGAATTATGACTGTCGCAGCAGAAGAAAATCCACGTGATTATGTTAACGCAGCTGGAGACCAATTCACCAATGCTGCTGCTACATTTTCTAAGATTTCCCTAACAACTCGCAAGTTGCGTCTTGATTGGGAGCTATCTGCAGAAGCACTGGAAGATAATATCGAAGGTCCAGATCTAGAAGATCATATTGCACGTCTGATGGCAACACAGGCTGGTAATGATGTTGAAGATCTATTGATCAACGGTACTGGATCAGGATCTGGCTTAATGTCAGCATTCCCAGGTTTCCGTGCACAAGCTATTGCTAATGCACACGTCATTGATGGAAACGGACAAGGACTTGATAAAGCAGCGTTTAACCTTGCTATCAAGACCCTTCCACGTAAGTACAAGCAACGTCGTAATCAACTTAGATTCTTCGTTGGATCTAACTTGGTACAAGATTACCTATACAACCTCACAGCTAATGCTGGTTCAGTAAACCCATGGGATATCGCTTCTGGCGTAATCCGTGGTGATGTTGTAGCTAACGATGGTGGACCAGGGTCTACTACACCGTTTGCTTTCGGTATCCCTGTTATCAACGTACCTTTGATGGATGAAACCCGTGATTCAACAGGTAAAGCTGTTGGTGATTCAGGTTACAATGCATCATCAGGTCTCTATGGAGATGTCCACTTGACATTCCCACAGAACTTTATCGTTGGTATCAAGCGTGACGTAGTTGTTTATCGTCTGTTCCAGCCAAAGAAAGACACAATTGAATACACACTATTCATTCGTGTTGGTTGTGCTTTTGAGAACTACGATGCACACGTAATCGTGAAGAATGTTAAGGTCTCAGGATCTAACTTCGGTTCATTCGGATCTGTATCACATGGTGCTCTTGTATCTAACCCAGATACTGGCGCAAGAGGTACATTCTAATTTAACCTTTAAGGTGCTATGTAAGAGGGGCGGAAACGCTCCTCTTACTCTTTTAATTACATAAATGGTATAATTTTAACTAGATCGAAAGGAAAATTAATGTCATTTGACACAATGAAAATTTCAGAATTAAAGAAGGTTGCAGAAACATTCGGGATTGATCTTCCAGAAAAAGCAACAAAGCAAGCGGTAATCCTAGCTCTTCAAGATGAAGGCGTAACTTATGATTCTTATTCTAAGTTTAGCGGAACAGATAAGGTAGAGGTAGAAGCACCAAAAATTGAAAAAAAGGTTTCGTTATCTAAAGCAAAAACGCTTTTGGTAAAAATGGATAAAGCTAATCCATCATACACCGTATATGGATACACATTTACACAAGAGCATCCATTTGTAGCAATGACTGAAGATGACGCTAATAGAATTTTTGACACAGAGCCTGGATTTCGTCCAGCTACTCCAAGAGAGGCTCAAGAGTTCTATAACTAAAATTAGGGGGTAATTTATTTGCATCAAATAATCCGTGGAACTAATTCCACAGCAGAATACGAAATTTACTACAACAATGAGTTGGTTAATGCAGACGGGGTGGTACATGTTCATGTATCTGATGCAGATTACGACATCCTTATAGCCCAGGGAGAGGCCTATAACGACCCAGCAATTGGGAAGTATACATTTGATCTAACATCTGATGTAACAAGCTTGAATAGGGTTTTAAAGGTCTCCTGGTCCTATTTAGTTAATGGCAAGCAAACATCTCAAGATGATTTTTATGAGGTCTATACGCCATACGCTTCAATTAGTTCTATAATCTCACATTATGATTTTGGTACAAGACCTGAAGATTTAAATTATAGGTCTGTTACTGAAATTGCTGCAGCCGAAAAAATTGCAAGAATGCAAATTGATGGATATACAATGCAAACTTTTGGTAGAGTTTATGGATACCAAGAGGTTTTTGGCATAGGCTCAGATGCAATTGAATTAACTCAAAGAATGGTTAATTTACAAAAATTATATGAAAATGGAATCTTGATGATTGACAGAACTGTTGATCCTCAAATTAATTTATTTGGATATGATGTTCAATTAACTCCAACAAATAAAGCCGTAAGAATTATAAATCAAGGCTACGGGGTCAATTACGACACTGGATTTGATATAGCAAGTCAGTATGCTGGAAGATTTAGAGATGGCTATAGATATCAATTTTATGGTGAAATGGGATGGCTGTATGTCCCATCAGACATAAGCAGTTGTGCAGTAATTTTAGCTGGTGATTATTTATCACAAGATGCACAATGGAGAAATAAATATTTAAAGAAGGTTGACCTTAGCGAAGTTTCATTTGAATTAACAGCGGGAGCGTTTAATGGAACTGGAAATGTAATAGTTGATTCAGTCTTAGATAATTACAGAAACACTGGGATAGTGGTAATTTAATAATGAATTCATTGATCTCTAGCATTATGAATATGACAGCTGACATTTATGTTCAGCAAAATATTCAATCTTCAAAAAGTGGTATAGTGCAAAGACAATGGGTTTATGATAAAACTGTTAAATGCAGAATTGAACCAATTAAAACTAGTGGATCTTCAAACCGTGCAGATAATAAAACATTTGATATTGGTAAAAACAATGAGTATGCTGAAAAACTTCAGTTGAAGATGAAAGTCCTTGTCCCAGTGTCTAAACGCTGGAGAATTAGTAGAATAAGATCAAATAAGGGAACAAGCATATATACAGAAATTGATCAATACGATGCCCCAGATACCATTTTTGATGTAACAGCTTCACATGCGGTGGTAGACCCATTTGGCAATATTTCTTATTATGAAGTAACGCTACAGAGAGTTCATATTCAAAATGATAACACTGCAAGCGAATAAAACAGATGTTGATAAAATAATTGCTGAAGCTTCTAAAAAAGCTAAGGGTATACAGGAATTGTCTAATCCATTTTTAATGAAAGAGTTTTCTGATGCAATATTTACAGTTACTTCAAAAGCTTTTATTAAAGCATTAAATATACAGGCAAAGTCTAAACCCAAAATGTATCATCACTTGTATGAATGGGGATCGCCAGGAGTTGATTCTAAAAGATTGTTTACAATAGAAAAAATACTTGGTTCAAATAAAAGAGTAGTTATTCGTGCAATGTTTCAAGATTCAAAAACCCCAGTCCCAATTCCAACTGCACTTCGCACACCAGGAAAAACTGGTAGGTCTGTAACTAAAAAAAATGTATTTGCTAAAAAAGCAGAAATAATGGAATCTGGAAGACCAGTAATTTATAGAACTTCAAAAAATACTCCACTTGCAATTGGTGGAGAGCTAAAATTTGTTGCAGCAAGAACATTAATTAAAAACTTTCATCCTGGCGGTAAGTTAGTTAAAGGTTCTTTTCAAACTTTTTTTAATTCCTGGTTTGCGTCCAGAGCAGAATCAATTATTAATTCATCTGGCATGTTGAAAGCAGTACAAGCAGAAACTGCTAGAGTATTGAATGAAAATGGAGCGGGAGCTGAAAAAGTTCGTACAGCAGTTGCAAATGTATATAAACAATATTCTAAGAATGAGGTAATTATATGACAGACTATGGTGATGTAGCATCAGCAAATATTAGAGAGTATATTTGGCA